AATGTAGAACCTGATAACGGTAAATGAAATAACATTTGATCGAACTCTGGCTCGTATTCTTCCATTTGATCCATCAATTGATAGTTCATGAAATTTTTAACTCTTTGTGATTGCTGTTCTTTAGGTGGAGTAGATAAACCCATAACTTGAGTTCTTACTGGTCCATCTGCTGGTAATAATTCTTTATAAGCCATAGCTTGAAACTGTGTAACAGCTTCAGCTAAAACTGGGTGAGTAGCACCACTGGCTCCTTGAAAAGGTTCTGTTCTAACTCTGTATTTAAATCCTAAAAGGTCTAATCCTTTAATGTAAGTATCTTCCCATTCTTTTCGGGACATTTTATAGTCCATGTAATTTGCTTGCATCTCTGAGCCAATAGGATTCAAAACTTCATCAGGAAGTAAGTCTGCTAGATTATCAAAATGGGCTTCAGTTCCGGGGACCTTGATTCCTGAATTAGGATCAAAATTTATTTCCATTCCCCCATCAGGAAGCTCGGTTGCTTCAACGTTGTCTGATTCTACTAATTTTGTCTCGTCCGATACTTCTATGTCCATGTCTGGTGCAACAACAGAGGGTAGATCTGTATTCGGGAGATTCTTATCAATTTCTGCCATTAATAACTCCTGGACGCATTATACCATCATATACATCAGATTGCAACCCTTGTGGCATAGGTCCTTTTTTTGGTGGAACAGTTTTAGTTAAACCACCTTGATAAAACATGGGTCTTTGTAAAACAGAGCCTCCATCTGAAAATTTTTTGCTCCAATTAAAGCCATATCCCAGATCATCCCGACCAAAACCTTTATTAATACCAAAATCTATTTCACCACCAAATAAATCTTTAGTTCCCCCTATTTTTGCTCTATTTAAATCAAACATTAATTGAATATCTTTATCGATTGGAACCTTAGCTGGTTCTACTATCTTTTCAATAGATCTTCTAGCTATTTCTTTTGCAGCTTCTTCTGGATCATTTGTTGAATAAGGTGGAACAGTTGAAGAAGGGTTAATGGGAGGTCCTCCTGCATCCAGACCAATTCTTCCGCCTTCGGCTTTTTTAGTTATAATATCTATTGTATCTTTTATAACTGATCTAGCTCTAGGGTCAGACCATATTTTTGTACTTCCCGGTAATTTATCTAAATTTCTCCATTTATCATTGTCATAATGCCAATTTCCTTCTTGGACAAAATCATCTATATTTTCTTTTGTAGTTTGTTTATTAAATCTCTCTTTAAATCTTTTAAACACTTTTTTTCCTGGTCCCAAAATTTTATCAGGCCAATTAGGACGCGCATAGTAAGTAGGATCTGGAGCACCTCCTTTTACTTTAGAAACACCCTCTTCTATTAAATCATCAACTGAAGTAGATAATTTATTTTTTTTAGCTGCCTTTAATATTTTTTTAGCCATAGCAGGTTCTAGATCATCAAATGAAGAAACCCCTTTCTTCAAATTAAGAAATTTTTTAAGAAACTCTTTTCCAGCTTTAGTTTTGCCTACAAGATCAAAATTCATAAGTCCTGAAGTTCCATAATCGACATCATCATTTACAAACTGTTTTTTAAGTTTAATTCCAATGTCTTTAACAGGTTTAGAAAGCAATTTTAATCCAGGTACTCTTGTAGCAGCCGCAGCTATCAAAGCTCCAATTCCTTGTAGAATTCTTCTTCTCATCATGCTTTTAGGTCCTTTTCCTTCCTTAAACCCAACACGACCACCTTCATCGAAAAATGAACCAATATAAGGAGCTAATAAGTCATAAAGTTGACTTCCATATCCCATTCCATAAAATGTCTTTTCCCATGGACCTGTATCTTTCACTATTCCTTCTAATATTTTTTCTAGACCTGCGGATGTACCATCTTTAAAACCTATTCTTCCACCCGCGGCCATAGGGAATTGAATTTTAAATAATTTATATGTTTCAAAATCCATAGCTTCCTCACCCGCTGCTTCTTTTTCTGCAACATATTCATCGTATTCTTCTTGAGTTACTGGTCCACCATTGTCATAACCAATTCTTCCGCCTTCTTTATAAGAGCCTTCTAAATCTCTAGCGGATAGTTCACTTTGTAAATATTCAAACATATTCATGAAACCATCTCTACCTAAATCAAAATAAAGTTTTCTTTTTTTATTCTCAATCTGTTTGGGACTCATTCCCCCTGCAAGACCAATTCTGCCGCCTTCGGCTTTTCTTGGAAAATATATATCTGCAAATTCATGTATCGTCATACCAGTTCCTTCTTCTCCCCCTACCTCTGAAGAATAAAAATTATCTTGAACCATTTTCCAATAATCAAGATAACCTCCACCTTGGTACCCGGATCGCGTTTCTCCGAGCATACCGGCTAAACCGCCTTCTGCATGAAAAGTTGTTTTTTTATCAATAGCTTTTTTTAATATTTCTTCAGCAGTATCAGCTTCATATCTAGGCATCTTTGGCATAGGACTTCCGTCATCAAGAGATTTATAAAAGTCATCCCAAAATTTTTCTAAATTTTTACCTAATCTTAATTTACTATCATCTAATTTTTTAAGTTGCTCTAATTCTTTTTTAGAATATTTTTTCTTTTTACCAAATAAAAGTTGTAATAAATCTCTTCTAGATGTACCTCCAACTGTTGTTTTAAAATCACTTACTAATAATGGGTTTTTCTTTTCAGCTTCATATAAACCTTTAGGTGATTTCAAATTTTTTATAAGAGATCCTAACCCTAGTCTCATAAGTATAGAAGAAGGTATAGGGGGAAGTTTACCTAATTCTCCTTCTTCCATTTCCATGCTTTTTATAAAATTGGAATTTTTAATATCTCTCCAAACTTGTTCAAACCCTTCTTTAGGCTTCAGCCTGTTGTATCTTGTTGCCCAATCAAATTCATCAAACTTATCTTGGAAATATATCTCGCTGCCGGTAAATCCGCCTTCATTAAAATTTCTTTTTTCATATGAATCAATAGCGTCTGTCCATTGTTCACCTCTTTCACCAAAGAAAGGTTTTTGCCATTTATTGAAATAATCTTCTTCTGAAATTAAACCGGATGCTAGTGCATCTTTAACTAATTCATCTCTTAAGTATAAATAACTTGAAGGATCTATTCCCTGTCTTACTTCTTGTAAAGTTTTTAATCTTCTATTGATATCTTCTGCAGAATAAACAGGTCCGCCTTCATCAAACTCACCTCTTTTTCTTTTAGAATAATAATCCATAAAATCTATTTTCTTACCTTCTTTTTTAAAGGGATTAAATTTTTTTATTTTATTTCCACCTAATTCTAGTAATTCATCAAAACTTTCATTGCCTCGTAAATTTTTAAAAGGATCGTTTTCAACAACTTTAGGATCAAAGCCTTCAAAAGGTCTATCTCTTTTTAAATCTTCTCTAATTTTATTTGCAATGTTTTTTGTGTTTTCTTTACCGAGTAAAGCGTTATATTTATCTACTAACCACTTATTAGCTTCGTTGGTATTTAAATCACCAAACTTTTTCTTTGCCAATTTCATGGCTTGCTTCCATAAAAGATTTTTTATCATTAATAATAATCCCTTTTAACCCATTCACGTTTTTGTTCGACATAATCTTCAGGGTGTGCAACAAAACCACCTTGTCTAAAACGCATTACCGCTTGAGTCATGCTGTCGACTAAATCGTCATGATCTCCGTGCGGGAATGCAGCACATTCCTCGATAACCTCTTCAGCAAATTTTTGTTCAGGTGCCCAAATCATTCCTGACTCAAATAAAGGTGCTACTGAGTTTACTCTAGCATGTTTATCATTTCCTTTGCTCGGTGTAAAGTTTACTACTGGGATATCCATCTTTCTAAGCTCATATGTAAGTGGTAATCCAGATGCTTTAGCTTCAACTAAAACTGTTTCGGGTTCCCAGTACTTATACTGCTCTAAAGCCTTTCTTCTTAGCTCTGGAAACTCATATCTGCCTTTTACAGCATCTAAAAGCATTAATTGCGCTCCTTGATCTTCAGATGGGTAAAATACACCCCAAGTAGTGATTGCAGAGTAGTCTGCAGTCTCAGATTTTAAAAATGCAGTATCATATGACTGAATTACGTGTTGAAGTGGCGGAATGTACTTAGATTTCCATGATCTCCACCATTCTCGCTTAATTATTGCTCCTTCTTCACTTGTTGGATGCTGCATCCACTGCGCATTCCACTTTTGTACAGGTAAAGTTGCTTTTACTTTCTCTAATTCGTCCTTATTCCAGTATTCTGGCCAAACAGGAGATCCGTGATCCAAGATTGCCGGAAATTCGACCACTTCCCAGTGATCACCTTTCACTTCTTTTTGATTATTTAGTAAAATTCCAGTTAAATCTTTAGTTGACCAACGAGTCATTACTAAAACAATTTTTCCACCTGGTTGTAAACGTTGTCTAGGTCCTGATGTGTACCATTCGTACGCATTTTCCATGGAATGAGGACTTAATGCATCTTGTTCCGAGTGTGGATCGTCAATAATCAGTAAATCCGCACCACGACCTGTTATTGCTCCACCGACACCAGCTGCAAAGTACTCTCCACCTTGGGCAGTTTCCCAACGACCTGCTGCTTTTGAGTCTTCTTGAAGTCTAGTTTGAAAAATTTTTGCGTATTCTTCACTATCAATTAAGTGTTTTGCCTTACGACCAAATCTTATAGCTAATTCTCCTGTGTGAGTTGCTTGAATTATCTTTAATTTTGGATTACGGCCCACCATCCATGCGGGTAGCAAGAAAGATGCAAACTCAGACTTGGTGTGTCTTGGTGGCATATTAACAATTAGTCGTGTAATCTTACCTGTTGCAAGGTCATTAAATTTTTTTGCTATATGTCTATGGTGTGCACCCTCAATAAATTCAGGCCAAACACACTTAACAAAGCTTAAAAAATCACTTTTAGCTTTATTTTGTATCTTTTTTTCGGCATACATAACCTGAAGTTGTTTAAATTCTTTTCTTATGTCTGAGGGAAGCTTACTAATATCTACTTGATTCAAATTCATACAAAATTTTATAAAATTTTTCGCACTTTCTTTTTAAAGTGAAAATGTTTTTAGCACGGTTGACTGTCTAAATCAATGTTAAAGGAGAAAAGCAATGGGACCCCTTTTAAAAAAAAGGGGGTTGGGGTGCGTCATTTCACCACGTTTGAGATTGGGTTTGGGTCCTACTTGGAGACCGCGCGAAGCGCGGTGCGACATTTTGTCGCAGTGTCATTATGTCACATTGACATCGCACCCCGAAGGGGGTGCGACACTTTGTCACATTGACAGTTATTTACTTGACACGAAATAATCAACAGCCTTCTGTGCTTGTGCGAATGCTGTAGCAATTAAAGTATAATCTTTTTTTAATGCTTTGATCCAACTGTTTAAATATTTAGCATGGTTATCTCTAACAGTTTTTTCAATGTTAAATTCATGACCTAATAATATTGATCCAATTTCTGCAACCAACTCTTCAAAAGCATATTCAGTAGTATGTGATCCGAATTTATTTAAGTTTGTTTTAATTCTATTAGTTCTTTTTTCATGACCACTTGAATGTGTTAGTTCATGAAACAAAGTAGAATAATAATGAACTGTTGCATTTGATTCTGCAGTATCTTTGAAGTTTGTTTTATATTCCATATTAATATAATCTTTTTTAGGTGAATAAAAACAGCCTTTATTTTCACTATGTTGAAGTTTAACTTTAGTAGCCTTCACAAAATCATCAATTGTTTTAATTGAGTATTGTTTACCAGTTTTAAAAACTGGAAGTTTATAATCACCTTCAATAAACTTAACATTGTAGACCCTTGAATATAAACAAAAAGAACTAACAACAACTTTTTTGTCTTTAATTCTTTTTGAATCTTCTGTAATACTCTTCCAAAATGTTATAGGAAGTGAAGGCGATCCTTTAATAACTTCACATTTTAATTGTTTCCATTGTTTTTCGGTTGCATAAATTGCATGAGCATATTTATTTACATCAGCATCAAACATTGTAAGAAATAAATTTGAGCCTTTATAATAATTGCCAGTTAATGCATTTTTACCTATTCCAGATCTTCTTTTAAATGGGCTATCCCATTTTTGCTTACTTTTTGGATTGTCTAATTGTGCTTGCATAGATGCCAAAATTTTTTCCGCTGTTGGTTTAATTGCTATATCTGTGACTTTAGTTTGTTTCATTTTTTTCCTTTATTTTTATAATGCCATTATATCAAATAGTAAGGGATTTGACCATTTGCCAAATTGTCGCAGGGCATACAACCTATGATTGTGCTTGTAATATTTCGTAACATTTTGTGATTTGTAATTTACTGTGACTATGATAATATTAGATATTATGTTAAAAATAATAAATCAAATAAATGAAACATTAAAAATAGGTGATAAGTTCACTATTTATTATGCACCAACATTTACAAAAAATGGTGAGGATCAAACTACAATTTATGAACCTCATCAATATGAAGTAAATGTTCGTTCAGCAATTTGGGACGAAAAGTGCAAAGTAAATAAAACTGGATCATTAGTCTATTTTGATGTTGAAAAAAATTCTCACAGAACAGCAATCCAAACATTACAAGCTGTGAGAATTTATTTTAATAAAACAATGTATGTTTGGAAGGAAGATAAATAACATGGACAAAGATAAATACTTTGTAGTAAGAGTTTGGTATTTTGACTATAGAGATACTGACAAGTATCAATATAGCATAGTATCGGACAGGGCTTATAATCTTGATAAAGCTATGAATATTAAAATGGCTCAAGATATTATGGAAACTAACCCAAATATTAGTTTTCAAATACAAAAAGTTAATTTAATGGATGTGGGGAAAAGTAAATTAGCGAGTTAGTCAATAAGACATAATAACCCAGCGACAATTTGTCGCTGGGTTTTTTATCGCTGCGACATTTTGTCGCA